CCCGCTCTCAAGCGGGACCTCTGCAATGAGGCCCCGTGTGGGATGGTTGAAGCACTTACTCCACGATAACATCGCGGAGAGCTCTTCTAAACAGCTGTAATACAGCTGCTGCCGAGCTCTGTGCCAACGGGGAAGAACGGCATCGTCGCCAACCCCCTTCAGCTTGGCCTCGGACGGTTTTAACCCTCTGTATCTCCTACGCCGCTCTTTAGTGGTGTAGGGATACACCTTGAGTGTCTGCTCTGCGGAACACAGAGAGACTAACATCAAGGGGGGAAAAGATGTGGGATCGCCCATCATCTGCCCCGTGGAGGTAATCGTCCCAGGTAGGCCGTTGAGCATGGATAACCAATCCGACCACATTTCTAAAATGTGGTCGGCGTGGCCCAGCCCATTACGGCCTCTTCTCATCCTAGAAGGCTTCAATAAGCTATCATCTAGGAGAGGAGCTCTCGAGTACTCTTCCAACAAAGCCGATGGTAATAAATCATCGGGTTTGGAGGAGAGGATTTTCTTCGGTCCAAAAAGCTTTGGAAACCAACGCTTGTAAGGATGAAGGCAAGAGTAGCGTTCTGCTAACTCTTCGTAAAATCCTCTTGTGAGCCACTCCGGGTGCAAGTCGGTGGCGGCGGTACAATCCTGGGATTCCCACGGACCGTCCTCGCCTCGCATGTCAACCCGGAGGTCTCCACCAAGAGCCTCTGAGAAGCGCGGGTCCCTGATCATAACATGGTCAGCGACTCGCCGAAGGATCTGTTGAACAAGGTTCACTGCAGTAAGACTGCAGGTTGGAAACCTTGTCTTCAGACCTTTCTCCTCCGCGACTATCGGAAGGATGGGGACATACACTATGGATTCCATAATGTATTCGACCCCAATCCTTAGGTAGTCTTGGAGGTAAGCGCCGCATCCTGGGAGTTTTCTCTCTAGATCATCCCAGGGTCCCTTGAAGAGGTTCTCTGCGCCGTCCCCACCCCCCTTCATTGACGAGGGGTGGAGGGCGTCGCTGAGCAACTCCAAGTAGGAACCGTCATTGTCGTCACTTAGTGACGGCATAAAAACGGCAGCACGCTTCTTCTTAAGGGCATATCCGAGCAGCACAATGTGCTGAACTCCAGCCGTGTGCCCCCCCCTGCTCCTAGGGTAACCTAGTGCAGCATTGGCGGAGGGCATGGTGTAAAGTTCCTTGGGACCCAATTTGGGACCCCAACGCTCGACATACTCCTTAAGGAAGGGCCTCCAATAGCCCGGCTCAGGTTTGGGCTCTGATGTCAATCGTGACATGAGAGCCTCCAAACCTGACGGGTCTTTGGGGGCGGGCGGAAGAGCCCTTGCAATGTAGGAAGCCATCATTGCAGGTATCTTCTGCTCAAACACTAGAAGACGACCTTGGGGGCG